ATGATAGGCTCTGTGTAATAAATTATTACCATCAATAATCAGGAGGAGGTTTAAAGTAAACCGTCTTCTTAGTTTTTTATTCATAATTTTCCTCATCCGCTTCATTATGTCTCTCTACTTTAACATTACTAACAGGGTAAAGATTCTCAGTTTGATTATCAATTTTTCTTTGGGTATGAGATATTGTATTAATACCCGATCTTCTTATAAGTTTCTTTCTTAATCTGTCATCCTCAGCTATAACTTCATTCATATTTTTTTCTCCAATTGCTATAGTTTTTCCATTAAACTTATAAGAAGTACCACCTTTCTTTTTTTCTAATACCCCTAGTCTAATCAAAACTTCAGGTAATCCAAGATATCTTTCAAAACCAATCTTACCAAACTCTTCATTGAAATATACCTCAGACTTAAAAGTTTTCCTAGGGGGTGCTACTTTATTTTTTCTTATTCTAATAGAAACATTACCTCCTACTCTATCCTCAAACCCATTAATCATCCCTTTGATTTGAGCCCCTGCATAAACCCCAACTCTTAGAGCAGCAAAGAATTTTAAAGCATTACCCCCTGGAGTAGTTTCAGGATCTTCATATTTTCCTGCACCTACTTTATCCCTTAACTGATTTATAAAGATCGAAATAACCCCAAGTTCAGACCAAAGTTTATTTCTAATTCTTAGCATTTTATATATAGCTTTAGCCCTATTACCCATCTCAGCTTTCGCACCTATCTGAGCAGAGTTAATATTTTCTTCACAATCTAAAGCCGCAGTTGAATCTAATATAAATATAATAGGTTCATTTGCAGTCAATTTGTTTCTCCATGTTACTGCCATGTCTGCTGACCAATCAGACATCCACTCTACTGAATTTTCTGGATATAATTCTATTCGATCTAAATCTAATCCAGTTAATTCAAACCAATGGGGATCAAATGCTCGCTCTGCATCTCCCCATAATACTATACCACCCAATTCCTGAGCGCTAACACCAAAGTCCTGAGCCATTAAAGTTTTACCTCCACTCTCAGTACCATATAATTCAAGAATTTTTCCATAGGGTACTCCTCCCCCCAATGAAAAGTTAAGAGTTAAATTACTTGAAGGTAACCATATACGATCTTCAGGACTAATTACTATTTGACTAGCTATCCCGGATCCTACATATTTTTTGGCCAAAGCAGAAGAAGTTAATACCTCCCCTGCTTTTTTCTTCTTTTTTTTAGTAGCCATTATGCATCATCTTTTCTGCCTCTTCTTTTCTTACTCCTTTTACCCCTTTTATTATTATCTTCATCTTCTTCGGGATCAAGTTTTAAAAATTGCTCTATGAATTTTTTAGTTTCTTCATAAGTAGGCATTACCTTCCTAACTTCTTCATCTAAATCATAAATCTTACCCCGGTATGCTTTGGGTAATTTAGTTGATGGACATGGGGATAATGAATATTCAGTATCATACCTACCTGTACCAGTTCTTTTAAATTTAAAGTCGTAACCATCTTCCTCATCCATCATATCCCCCCAATCTTCATCATCCAGATAGTGATCTATAATTTCTTGATAAACATCCCCAGTTAATAAAATAGGTTTTTCAGAATTCTCATCATCTACTGTTTTACCTGCAGTATCTTTATAAGTAAGAATAAAAGCCATATACTTTTTCTTAGGAGCAAATTTCTTTGCCCACTCCTTATCATCTTCTTTTGAAGATTTTTTCAATTCATCATAAGCTTCTGTAATTCCACAAGGTTCTCCAAAAGTTGAAGGAGAAAGTACTCCTTTAATATCATCACCAAGATAATACCAAACAACTTCTAATACAAAATCTTCTTCCTCTTCCATGGGTAGAAGACGACCCCTTAATACACCCTCTTTTAGAAAGATAATATCACCTTTACCTCCTCGTTGGGCTAACTCCTCACGTTTTTCTCGGAGTCTGTCTTTAAGTCCTTTTTCTTTTCTTCTTGTCATATCTAATATAGTTTTAATGTTCTTTCCGCAAATTAGCTGATAAAGTCTGAATTAAAAATGATCGTTGATCAAATGCTTTAACACATATCTCAGCAATTTTAGACTGATTTTTTAATTCTATTAACTGTTTCAACAACTTTTGGTAAGATCGGTTATTAATTACTAATGCGTCTGCTAACTCCTTTGAGGTAGCTCTTTCTGTTGTATCATCAATAGTTTGTTTTTCTTTAGCAAATATCCTAGCATATCGTTTATCTACTTGACCTTGTTTTCTAGCAACTTCCGTTGATAACATTGCAGCAATCATAGATATGAAAGCAAAGTGAGAAGGCTGCTCTTTTATTTCTTCATTAAGACGACTCTCATTAACAGCTAATTCTTGGTATAAATTAAAATGGATAAATTCGTCACCATAAATGATTTCAATTTCCATTAACTTAGAATTTTCTGCTAATTTTCTTAGCTTAGGCTTTATCCTTTTCATATTATATTTATATAATATAATAGTATTAGGAAAAATCTATAGTTTTCTGATTAATACATGCATCTATAAATGCTTTCACATTTATTTTTCGTTTTTCCAAATCCCAATAATCTATATGTAATACTGGAACTCCTTTACCCTCAAAATATTCTGTATATACATAGTTAAAAACAGCGTTAGTCATTCTTTGATAGTAAACTTTAGAAATTCTAGAATTATTATCTTCTATTTTCTTGTTAACAAAGTTTACAAAAATCGCAGCATCTACATGTTCTTCCCAAGTTTCTACAGCTGCTTCAATAAACTGAGCAGTAAACTCATCAGATAACATCATACTAGCCTGCAATAAATAATAAGTTACATTATCTATTGGACTACGATCAGTAATCATATCATCGAGACCAGAAGCTAGTAATGCTGCTCTTTTTGCTTCAACCAAAACCTGAAAATCTCTTGTGAAATTAGCATTTTCAAATGACTTACGGATAACATTCAAGTGACCTTCAGGTTTATAGTCATATTCTTTCTTTAAAAAACTTTTATCTTCACTGCTTAACAAATCCCAAGCAGAGGATGATACAAACTCTAAGCCATATTCTTCAGCAATCCATTTGGCCAGAGTGGTCTTACCTGCTCCTGATGGCCCGATACATACAATTTTCATTCTTCATCAAGTATATAAAATTCAAAGCTCAGTGTAAAACACAGAAACTTTATACTAATTTCACTCCCATCGAATCGGACTGCGGGAGTGTACCAGTCCTTGACGTTAACTTCTAAAGTTACGTCAATACTAAAACTTAACTTTTTCATTGTATTTCCATATAAAGATTAATATATCTTTCTCTATCTATTGGTTCTGTACAACCATCTGGATTACCCTCTTCTTCAAAATCCTTATGGCTAGACCATAATGCATCAGACTCAGCATGATAATAATAATATATATCATCCCATAATTTATAGTCCACGTCCCTTTTATAACTTTCCATACCTCCCCAATTATTTCCTACTTCAAAAGAAGTTTTCATTTTAACTCTATTTAATTTAAAGTTAAACCACTCCTTAGTTTCCGGGTCAACACATACAGGATATACCTTTTCAACTATCCAATGAACATCTTCCGACTTTATAGGATAACCCAAACTATCATGTACAGTATAATGCTGAATGAAATAGTCAGGTAACTCACCCCTAAGTCTCATATTTCTTAATAGTATAGAAGCAAATTGAGTATAGTCAGATGAACCCCCTTGGATAGGAGCATTTATTGCTTGTCTTAATGCCTCAGCCCTTATCCATTTCTGACTAGAATAGACATCAGGTAATCTTCTTTTCCTACCAAATATATTTTTAACATATCCGTGTCTCTTTACAAACTTGTGTTGTTTATCTACATAAGCTTGAATAGCTGAAAACTGATCAAACCATGCTTTTTTAAATTCTAAAGCTTCCGCCATTGATACCTTTAAATCTTCTGCAGTTTTCTTATCTCCTTGCTGATATACTACAGAGAAATTCATAACCTTTCCTTTCTTATGAACCTTCTTGCATTTCACATAATCAGGATGGTGAGAATCTTTCCTTGTCTTATTATAAAAATTATATTCCTCCTTAGTATATTCTTTAAACTCCATCTCCATACCCGTAGCCATATGAACATTCTCATCTCTTTCAAATATAGCTAACATATTTTTATCATTTGCTAATTCTGCAATAATTCTTAACTCGGCCTGAGAATAATCTAATTCAAACATTAGATTAAAACCCTCAGGGGGTACAAACATTTTCTTAATATCCTCAGCAGTAGTATCTCTAGGAATATTCTGCAAATTAGGATTAACACTAGACAATCTACCTGTAACTGTACCATGTATTTTAAAGTTCGTATATATCTTACCTTTATATACCTTTTCATAAACCCCCACTACATAGGTACTATTTAACTTAGCTAAACCTCTGTATTCTAATAAAGCAGTTATAAAACCAGAACCATCCTCAGGTTCTAATTCTTTTAATACTTCTTCATCAGTTGAAGGAGTAGCAGTTTTCTGTTTAGTTTTCTTATCCTTAGTATATTTAATTATTTCAAACCCAAAACCGTGTTCTGATGTAAAGAATAAATCTATCAGTTGTTTAGGGCTTTGCATATTTAAAGGTTCTCTTCGTTTCTGTTCCTTCTTACTAGTAAATTCCCCTGCTACATATCTACTAACCTTTTCTTCACGATTAGCAATAAGCCTATCATTCTTTCCATCCTTATTATCTGCTTCTAATTCATCAAGCTCTTCATTAACTTCAACAATCATTTCATCTTTGGTTTGTTGCATACGTTTCTTGTCATATCTTTTAATAATACGCATACTATAGATTGCTTCTAGTTTCTCTTCTAATAAGATTTTATACTTATTAACTAATGCTTCTAAATATTCTTCATCTACTGAAAAACCTTGGAACTCTGACTCTGCAAGTACTCTTGTTTGCATCATAGCCATATTCCTAAATAAAGAATATAAACCTACATCAATTAATCTTTGTTCAAAGTATATCATTAATCTAAAAGTACAATCACAATCTAAACCATTATATTTAGCGAGAGGTTCTAATGGTACTCCTGCCCAACCATACTTTTTAACTAATATATCACACTCTTCCCAGTATCCATCAAACTCAGGTAAAAACCTACCTACCATGTAATTTAAACTATGCCGTGTATTCTCATCTAATATATATTTAGCAAGCATACTATCAAAATGCCTACCTATTACTTTAATTTTATATCTCATTAACCATTTAATCTCAAATTTACTATTCTGAGATATCTTAGTTATTGCTGGATCTTCTAATACAGCTTTACCAAATCGTCGTAATATTTTTCTCCAATTATGTTTAAAGGGACTTTCAAAATGACCTAAAGGAATAACCCATGCACTACCTATTTGAAAAGAAACTCCTAATACTGTAGGATATTTATCTTCCATATAAAACTCTAGACCTGTAGTTTCAAAATCAAATGTACAATATCCTGTCTGCTTACAATATTTTATAAGCTTATTAACTTCCTTTTCGGTCTTTACTATTTTATAAACTGACGGCATGTCTTCTTGTAATTATTCCAGAATTAACTAACAATTCTAATCCTGAATCAGAACTATATCCATGTATATAATGTACTTCTTTTATTCCTGCTTGTATTATTAATTCTGCACAATCTCTACATGGAGAATGAGTAGAATATATTTTACAATCATTTGTAGGAATACCATATCTAGCTGCAAAAGCAATTGCATTAGCCTCAGCATGAATACTATTCTTACAAACCCCTTTATCATTACAAGTTTCTTGTTCACAATGAGGTTGTCCTACTGGGCTGCCATTATACCCAGTAGAAACAATCCTCTTATCATGGACTATTACAGCCCCTACTTGTCCCCTAAGACAAGTAGCTCTTTGAGACATTATTAATGCTACTCTTAAAAAAGTTTCTACTCTACTTGGTCTAGTCATGATTATTATATTTAATTAATACTCTAGCATACCTTTTTACCCAATACTCTTGTATTTTTTGTTTGTCAAATAATTTCTCAACTAATCCTAAAAATACTTTAACATGAGCAATTTCTTCTTCAACATTAGCATCTGGATCATCAATAATATGCTTAGCTAGGGCTTGATGCAATTCACCCATTTCTTCAATCAACTTAACGATTGCATAATTAGGATTTTCTTTTACCTTTTTCTGTCTTATTCGACTGAGCTGTATTTGTTTCATGTAATGCTTTAATTTCATGTAGTGCAATCTTTAAACTTCCCCAATCTTTTTTGTAAGTATGAAGAGAAGCAATATTATGTACTAGATATCCAAACTCTACTCCAACATGATGGGCAACATATTTTCCTAATTCCCATGCAAGCCAGATATCATTTCCAAAATGAGCAAAAACATCAGCACTACGTTGATTATATATAATAATTAATTGATTATTTCTTATCATAAATTGATAATATATACTACAAGGAACTCTTGCTCTACCCCCAATATTAACAATATCTTGAGGTTGCCAAATAGTAAGAATACATTGCCTTGAATCTGGATTATTATTTAACTCATATATTATTTTTAATAACGCATTACAAACAATTATCCTTTCACTATAAGTATAGTCAAAACGTTTCCCTGATACAGTATTAACTAGAAATTCTTTCCATAATTCCATTCGTATTTTCCAAGCTTTCCCAGGATTTAATACTTTACCAGATATCCTTTCCTTAAACTCTGCTTTACACCACTCCTTAGATCGAGGATCTGTTAAAAATAAATAATCTTCCTCTTCTCTATATAACAAAGCATATGAATAATTAATCATTTCCTTAGTTATATATTGATCATCTCCCCTTACAATTTTATTTTGCATAGAAGCAGGATGTACTTCTAATCCCATCTCTAGCAAGTCCCGCATTATTTCGGACATCATTACAAAACAATTTTCATAAAATCTCATTTCAAATCCTCCAATAATTTAAATATAATATCCGTTTCATTCATAACTAAATAACTTTCCATCCCAGTTAACTCTAAATCATGCCCAGCATACTCACTAAAGTAAACATTATCTCCTATTTTCCATTTTGAAACATTATCTGCAACAGCAGCAACCACTCCAATGGTTCCTTTTTCTCGTTTCTTTTGGTCTATAGTTTTAGCAGGTATAATTATACCGGATGAGGTTTTGGTTTCTTTATGCCAAGACTCAACTTCAACTAATACCCGATCTTCGTTGAGCATAATTTTTTTAGCAACATCTACTCTTAGTGTTTTCATAAATAAATATAATTATAATTAATAATAGTATTTTGATTACTCAGTTTATTCTTCAATTTTTCTTCTTCTTCTCCGATTATAAGTTCGCTTTTGAGAAGGAGAAATTATTTCTTCAGGAAGCTCTTTATTTTTATATATAATACAGTCCTTAGCATATAAATGTTTACTATCTATACCTTGTAAACGTTTTACTGCTCTAAGATTAACCTTATAAGTAACAGTCTTAGGATCAACAGTTTTAAATTTCTTTACTATCTCTAGTATCCTATCTTTAAAAATACCTTCTGCCTCATAATCTTTCATTAACTGTTCAATATCTCTATGATTGTTATACATAGAAAAAGCTTCTCCTGATAAATACACATTAGGACAGTACCAAACTAAACTAGCACTAACCTTATTTCCATATACATATTCAGCTATTCGTTGCATTAAAAGAAAATCAAACAATAATCTTTTTGTTACTTCCGATGAACGAGTATGAAGTATTAAAATTGGATTATCTCTAGTTATTCTACGAGAAAAAGTTAAAGCTAATAAACACCCTTTACCTGAATCATGAGCATTCTGAAACTTCATAGATATATTATAATTATTTTTCTTCTTAGCTTCAGCAACCACTACTTGAGATTTTACTAAATCTAAAGAATTTAAATCTACATAATTGGAGATAAGCTTACTCCACTTTTGTATTCTATACCCAAACATATAACCAAAATCAAACTCAGGATCAACCCAAATTCTATTGATAGTCATATAATGATCATATGATATCATCACAGCACCATAAGTTGTTCCACCATTGGCTACTATTTCTTTTTCTTGTGTTGCAAGATATTCATTAATCCACTCCCAAGCTTCTTGGGCTGTGCCATGATCACTTATCTTCATCTCTTTTTATTTCTTCTTGAAGTACATCTAAATTTTTTCCAATATAAAGTTTCACTGCCCCTGAACATTTTTTACTTTCCCATAAGTATATTAAATACTTAGCGGGTACATTTGCCATTTTTCTTCCCTTGTATTGACCCCAAGGCATTATGTAAGTATCCTTCATCTTAATATTTACTTTGTATTCTGAAATGATTAACTTGGTTTTTCTTCCAATATATATGAAACATAGACTCAGAAGTAAACCCCACATAATATATATATTATAGAGAAATCTTTAAATCGTAATTGAAACTAAATATTGAAAGAGTTTTAAATTTGCAGCTTCCTCATCAGCTCCATAAAGAGCGCGTTTAGACATGAGCGCAGTTTCCTTTTCCGACTTTTTAC